ACTGGTGAGGATATCACAGCATTTACTGGCCACTTGAGTGATATAGAAATTAGAGAGGTGTTTAGCTAAATATTTATGAGTAAAGAGGAAACCTTAACAAGTTTCCTCTGCTTCTTTTCCGTACTTTTTAAGATTTAACTTCACCTGGTGGCTTTTAATGAAGCTGTCTCAACTCATTGTCGCTTATATCTAGTTATTAAAGGGAAAAGCAGACAATAGCTATTAGTCATTGCCGAACGCTTTTAAACCCAGTAATAACGGACTTCCACGGAAAATTACTAATTAGCACAACCCACGAACAACACAACCTTAACAGAGTGAGTAATTTATGAGTTTAACTTCAGGTAAACCACAAGAACACCAAGGCGGCGTTGTTGTCGTGCAAGTGGCCCTTAATTCAGGCACCGCCGTTATTGAGGCGTCAGTAGGCAACTTACCTTTTAAGCCATTTAAAACAGTGACCATTCCCGACGAGTTTGTCAGAGTGCAATTGAACGCCGGTAATCGTTGGCGTGTAGTGTTAACCGGTGCGGCTGTTGCCGCTATCTAGCGCCCATTATGACACGTAGAACCACAGGCCGCCCCTGCCGTCAATGCCGCATAGGTATTCACTATGGCTCGGGTTATTGCGCTAAGTGTGAGCCAAGTGCTACCACTACCAAATGGGCACAGCACCACAAAGGTAAGGGCACTACACAGCGCGGCTATGGTAGCGAATGGGAACAAGACAAGAAAATCATCTATCAACGTGACAAAGCATTGTGCCAACCCTGTCGGCGCAAAGGCATTGCAACCCAAGCCACACAGGTCGATCACAAGATAGCCAAGGCGAATGGCGGTACAGATGAACACCGCAATTTAGAGTGCATTTGTACACCTTGCCATGACACTAAAACCGCACAAGATAGACGAACGAGGCGTTAAAACTATGGCTCAACCCTTAACAATCACTATAAAATTAGCGCTACCTGGTTTCGTTTTTATGTCTTGGGTGTGGTCATTGTGAGCAAATTAACAGGCCGTAAAATAGACCCGCTAAAGCTCAATTACTGGTTAGATAAAGCATTAACCTTTACTGACGGGCAAGGCAATAAAATAAAAGGCTTAGACAATGATTCACGCATTAACAAGTAGCCTTATTCACATAGGGGGGGTGGTCAAATCGCTACAGCCTTTTGCTTCCTGACCGTACCCCCAGGCTTTTTTTTATGTGCGCGCATGAGAAAGTTTTAGATCCTACCAAGATCCTTTAGAAAATAACCAAAGTGATTAAGTGTGACGCGTCACAGATAAGGTTTTCATTATGGCACGAAAAGGCGGGCAACAAGCCAAGCCCACGGCACTGAAAAAAGCACAGGGCAATTTGGGCAAACGAAAATTAAATGAGCGCGAGCCAGAATATCAAACGCTAACGCACATTGACCCGCCAAGTAGCTTGGTTGGTAACATCGCTATTCAGGCTTGGGAATTTTACATGCCCGAGTTAATCAACAATAAAATTTTAACGGTTGTTGATATTCACAACCTAGAGCAATTTTGTAATTGCATGGATTACATTCAGCAAATGGATGAAATTCTAAAAGATTCACATTTCATTGTGGGCAAAGCGGGAATGAAAAAACACCCAGCCCACACCATACGCGCTGAGAACTTACGGTTTTTAGATAAGTTCGGCTCATTGCTTGGGCTTGATCCTAGCAGTCGAGTTGGTTTGATAGGTAAAGATAAAAACCCAGATAAGACAAACCCTTTTTCAAAGTTTTAAAATTCTATGGCCAGTTACCCTAATGTAAACGCCGCATTTCGTTATGCGCGTGAAGTTGTCGCGGGTAAAATCTTAGTTAATCAATTGGTGCTTGCTGCTTGCCAACGTCATTTAGACGATATGGAAAGAGCCAAAATGAGGACTAAAGATTTTCCCTATGTCTTTGACAAAGAACTGGCCGAAAGAAACTGTGAATTTATTCAATTGTTGCCACACGCTAAAGGTAAGTGGGCCGCAAAAAAAGAACTGATCGTTTTACAACCTTGGCAATTATTCATTCAATGTATGATTTATGGCTGGGTACATCGCAAAGAAAAAACCCGCCGCTTTCGTACCGTGTATATTGCCGTTCCCAGAAAAAATGGTAAGTCGGTAATTGCAGCCGGAAACGGATTAGCATTATTTTGTGCTGATGGTGAATACGGTAGCGAGGTTTATTGTGGTGCGACAAATGAGAAACAAGCGTTAGAGGTTTTTCGCCCTGCTAAGGCAATGGCGAAAAAGACCCCTGAATTATTAGAACACTTTGGCATTGAAGTTAATGCCAAGTCGCTTTTTATCGGTAGTGATGAATCACGCTTTGAACCTGTCATTGGCGATCCTGCTGATGGTGCAAGCCCACAGTGCTTTATTATTGACGAATACCACGAACACAGAACAAGCGCGATGTTAGATACTGCGCAAACAGGAATGATGGCGCGCGATCAGCCGCTTACACTAATTATCACCACTGCTGGTTTCAATGTCGACGGGCCATGTTATCAAATGGAACTTGATATACGTGATCTGCTAGAGGGTAAGTTACATAACGATCAGCTGTTTGGCATTATTTACGGCCTTGATAAAGACGACGATTGGACAGACCCAATTAACCTGGCGAAAGCTAACCCTAATTTTGGCGTGTCTATTAACGCACAAACGTTAATGCAAGATCACAAGCAAGCAGTACAACTGGCCCATAAAGCCAACGCCTTTAAAACCAAGCATTTTAATATTTGGGTTGCTGCCGCGAATGCCTTTTTTAATATGCAGCACTGGAACCAAGGAAAAGACCCTGATTTAGATGCTAGCGCCTTTTGTTATGACGATGCTTGGTTTTGTTTAGATTTAGCGAGCAAAATTGATATAGCCGCGTTTATTCGTGTCTTTGTTCGTCACATTGATGGGGTTATTCATTACTACATTTTTTCACGGTTCTATATTCCTTATGACACCGCCCATGATACTGAACACCCAAGTTATGATTTATATCAAGAGTGGATAAAGTCTGGTGAATTAGAAGTAACCGGCGATGCCGAAATTGATTTTAATGCCATCGAAAAAGATGTAGTGCATTTTTCCGAGGGTTGCCAAGTTCGAGAAATACCACACGATCAGTGGAACGCTTTGCAAATGGCCAGTTCTTTGGCTGCACAAGGTTTTACCCCTGTTGCCGTACCACAAACCGCGCCGCATTTTTCCCCTGCCATGAAAGAAATGGAAGCGGCTCTTGCTGCCGGTAGGGTACACCATAGCGGTAATCGTGTTTTAACTTGGATGGTTGGCAACGTAACCAGCCATGAAGATTGGAACGGTAATCACTTTCCACGAAAAGAAACTAAAACCAGCACGCGAAAAATTGACGGGGCAGTAGCCGCCATCATGGGCATAGGCCGAGCGATGCACGACCAAGGCGATTACTCTATTTATGACGATCCCAACTACGACCCAAGCGAAGCGAGCCTTGACGATTAACATCGTTTTTATTTTAGGGTTTATCGCGTTAACAGCGGGTTTATATTTACATTACGGCTTAGCCATTACGTTGATAACCACAGGCTGTTTACTGCTTGTCTTGGCTTTGGCGGCAGTGCTTAAACCAACGAAAATCATTATCAATAAGCAAGGCGCTTAACATGTTAACGAATTTATTTGAAAGCCGATCTACTCTAAGTTCTAGTTATCCGGCAGTGCTTGAACTCTTTGGCCTAGCTAACACCGAGGCAGGGGTTGCGGTGACTGAAAACAACGCCTTAAAACTTAGCGCGGTATACAGTTGTTTTTATGTGCTGTCTTCCTCGCTTGCTCAATTACCTTTGCACGTATTAAGAAAAACAAAAGACAGTCGCGGCAAAGAGCTTATAGAAAGAGCCAGTGATCACCCCGTCTTTCATTTGCTGCACGACGAGCCAAACATGTGGCAAACCAGTTATGAATGGCGCGAAAGTAAAATGTATCAAACCCTTGCGTGGGGTAATGGTTTTACTGAAATTATTCGTCGTAGAAATGGCGAAATAATGGAGCTTGATCACCTCGACACATGGAATATATCACCGCCCGAAAGAGGCACCGCCTCAAATAAATGGCTCTATCCCTTATGGGATGAAGACGGCAAAAAAAATCGCGCTATTCGTCCTGAGAACATGTTGCACATTAAAGCGCTCACAGGTAATAAAAAATGGGGTGTTAGCCCTATACGCCAACACGCCGACACCATCGGACTTGGTTTGGCTGCGCAAAAATATGGTAGCCAGTTCTTTGGCTCGGGTGGTCGTCCAAGTGGCATATTAATCAATAAATCAGGCGGTCAACGTGGCGATGGTCAGAACAATTTAAAAGAAGCTTGGAAAGCTGGTGGTATAGGTAAAGGCGGTGGCCGTACTGCGGTATTACATGGTGATGTGCAATACCAAGCCATTACCATTAGCCCAGAAGAGGCGCAATTTTTAGAAACCCGCAAAATGACCCGATCAGAAATCGCCGGTATTTTTAACGTGCCCGCGCACATGATTAACGATTTAGACAAAGCCACCTTTTCAAATATCACCCAACAATCAATACAATTTGTTCGTCACACTATGGTTCCTTGGGTGGTTAAGTATGAACAAGAATTAAACCGAAAATTATTTACTACCGCTGAACGCTTAGCGGGTTATTACGTTAAATTTAATTTAGCCGGTTTATTGCGCGGTACACCAAAAGAGCGCGCCGAATTTTATCACTATGGCATTACTGATGGCTGGATGGATAGAAACGAAGCAAGAGCGTTTGAAGAAATGAATCAACGCGATGGCTTAGACCAGCTATTAATTAGCGTCAACGCTAAACACCCTGATCAACTTATCGAAGACGGCAAACCAGACGATAAGACCGAAGACACACCCAACAATAACCCCGAAGATAAAGGCGCAAGTGATGAAACATAAAATTGCTCAAGGCGAACAAGAAACCCGTATTTTTAGCGCCGAAGTGCGTGCCTATACCCCAGAGGGTGAAAGCCTCCCACACTTAACGGGTTATGGCGCAATGTTTAATAGTCGCTCTGAAAATTTAGGCGGCTTTCGTGAAATCATCAAAGAGGGCGCTTTTGATGAAGTGATAGATCAAGACGTTCGCGGCTTTTTCAATCACGATCCTAACTATATGCTTGGCCGTACAGCGTCCGGCACCATGACATTAACCATTGATGCTCGCGGCTTACATTATGATATTACCCCGCCTGATAGCCAAACCATACGCGATTTAGTGTTAACACCCATGGAACGTGGCGATATTAATCAATCATCATTTACCTTTATTGTTGCCCGTGATGGTGATCGCTGGTACGAAGACGAAGAGGGCATAATTATTAGAGAAATAAGCAAAATATCACGCTTGCTCGATGTTAGCCCCGTATCTATCCCCGCCTACCCAGATACCACAGCAGCAAGTCGCGGCTTTGGTGATTTTGAAAAAAACAAACAAGCCATGACTGACGGCCTTGAGGGCCAAGAGCAAAGACAACGAAGACAAAGACAATTGTTTCTTATTAATAAATAAATTTTAACAGCACCACCAAGCAAACCCCATGCCCGCATTTTCATATGAGAATACGGGTTTTTTTATACCTGTATTAAAGGAAAGTTAACTATGGCTTTATTAAAAGATAAAGTAGAAAAACGCAATCTTATCGCAAAGCAAATGCGTAGTTTAAATGATGAAATTGGCGATAAAAAATGGACTCCTGATCAAGAAAAACGTTGGGGTAACATGCAGCAAGAGCATGAAGATATTGATCAAGCAATTGTCCGTGAAGAACGTTTATTAAAGTTAGATGAAAACTCACTTGATACTAACGAGCCTGAACAACGCAATTTAGCCGGTGATCTTGACTCAGTAGAGCAGCGCAGTTCTAACGCCTTTGAAAAAGGCATCCGTTATGGCTTTGAAAGCTTAGACACGGAAGAACGTAAGCTAGTTATTGAAGCACGCGCACAAAGTGTTGGCACTGACTCAAAGGGCGGTTTTACTGCACCAACACAATTTAGAAATCAAGTGTCGGATGCCATGAAAGCCTTTGGTGGTCTTGCTCAAATTGCCACTATTTTAAATACTGACAGTGGTAATAATATTTCATGGCCGGTAAGTGACGGCACCAGTGAAATGGGCGTCATGATTGCTGAAAACGCCCAAGCGGGTGAAGAAGATGCAGAATTTAGCGAAGAAACATTAGGCGCTAAAAAAATGACCTCAAAAATCATTCGTGTCTCTAATGAATTATTAACCGACAGCGGTGTTGATATTGGCGCGTATTTATCACGCCGTATTGGTCAACGTATTGGCCGTGGAGAAGCGAATCAGCTAATTAACGGTAGTGGCACAGGTAACAGCATTAACGGTTTATTAAACCAAGCTAATGTCGGCCATACTGCCGCCGGTACTGGCGCATTAACGTGGGAAGAGTTCCTTACCCTTAAACACAGTGTTGATCCTGCTTATCGTGCGGGCCTTGCGCATTGGTTATTTAATGACACTACCTTATTAAGCCTTAAAACCATGAAAGATGGCCAAGGCCGACCGCTTTGGATGCCGTCTGTTGCTGGCCTTACTCCGGCAACGATTGATAACGATGCGTATCAAATCGATCAGGGTATGCCGTCTATTGGTGCGGGTAATGTGCCTGTTGCTTACGGTGATTTTAAGGCGGTGCAAGTTCGCCGCGTTAAAGCGATGGGTATCAAACGTTTATTAGAGAAATACGCCGAGTTTGATCAGGTTGGCTTCTTGGCATTTCATCGTTTTGATATGGTGCTTGAAGATTTAGGCGCAGTTAAAACAATGAAAAACGCCGCTGCTTAATCAATCGTAGCAAGTAACATTTTTAGCCGCTATTTTATCAAATAGCGGCTTTTTATTGGAGTATACCCCATGAGTGAGAAACAAATTTTAGTGGTATTAACTACGTGCTTGGCCACGGGCCTTGGTAGTTTTGGTGTCGGTGATAGTTTCCCCTGTAAAAGTGAAGACGAAGCCAAACGCATGGTTGATGCAGGGCAAGCAACATACCCCAGCACTGAACATGTATCACAAGCAGAGTTCAACGCGTTGCAATTGGTTAATCAGGGCTTAGTAACTGACTTAGCCGCCGCTAATGAAAAGCTAACCTTGTCAGGTGAAGTGCCAGGCGAATTACCCGCCGAAGTAAAACAGAAAATTAGCGATCTTGAATTACAACTTGTTAGCGCTAATGAACAATTGAAACAGCCAACGACTTTACCTGTAGAAGTTGAAGATCAAATAAATAAATTAACCACCGAGTTAACATCATCGAATAAAGAAAAAGAAGAGTTAGAAAAAAACTTAGAAGCAGCAAGTAAAAATATTATTGCTATCAATAAAAAGTTAAAAGCGGCAGAAACCAAGCTAAAGGCTAAGTAATCATGTTATTGACGTTACCAGTAATCAAACAGCAGTGCCGTATTAATCCAGATGATGATAGCCGCGATGCCTTATTAACGGTTTATGGCAATTCAGCCAAAAAAACCATTGAGAATAAAACCGGCCGTAAATTGTTTGCGTTAAAAACGGAAATACCAGCGGAAAATGGTTGGTATGCGTCAATAGATGATTGCCCTGATCTTATGTTAGCTATGTTGTTATTGGTAACGCATTATAACGACAATCCAAGCGCCACGACTGAAAGCACTACGCGAACATTGCCGTTTTCAGTAAAAGACTTGGTTTCGCCTTACATCGTCTGTGATTCATCAATACTACCAGACGCTTAAAGTAAATAATTAGTAAATCATTAGTATGTATATTTTATTTCTTTTTGCATATTATTTTTAATGGATTAACGCATGATTTTAGCAAAAGACTTAAAACATATCGGCTTAATAAAAGCGCCGACTAGTTACAATGTCACTGGCCAAGCTATTGGTTGGGAAACTCAGTTTTCTTTATATTTTGGCATTGATAATGAAGCCGTTAGCGAAGCGGATCAAAGTAATAACAGCGGTAATCAAAAAACGCTGTCTTTGTTCACCCGTTATGATCTCCGGATTCAAAACGCACAGGTTATTTTTGCTAACGGACACAGTTATAAAATAAGCCAGCTTGATAATGTCGAGCTAGCAAATCGCCGTTTAAATTTCACCGCCACACCGCTTTAATTACTCACTAAAGGTTATTTATGATCTCTTCTTCAATGAATGTTAAGGGATTGGCCGAGTTAGACAAAGCACTGGCTAAAATTGGGGCTGTTGCCGGTGGTCGTGCCTTGGTTGCTGCGCTAAAAGATGCAGCCGAGCCGGTACATTCTCACATGGTAGCCAATGCCCCCGAAGATTCAGGCGATTTAAAAGCTAGAATTAAAAAACGTGCTAAAAAAGGAAAAGGCGGGGGTAAAACCAGTGCCAAGGTTAGTGTAGGTACTGCAAAAGTTGATTTTTACGGCGCAATATCTAACGAATTTGGCCGTCCTGACAGGCCACCAAAACCCTTTATTCGCTTAGCATTAGAGAAAAACTGGCGCAAATCAGCGTCTATTTTCAGCTACGCATTAAAAAAACGTATTCAACAACAAGCCAAGCGCTTAGCCAAGCAAGCCGCAAAATAACTAACCATTCATTTTAATGACTAACAAAACAAGAGCGACTTTATGATCGAGCTAACCGTGAGCCTGTGGTTAAGACAGCTTGCCGCTATGGTGGCTGTAGTGCCCAATATTTACGCCATGACTTTGCCCAAAACAGATATTTACCCTGTGTTAAAAGTATCACGGTTAAATACTGAATTTGACCAAACCTTTGACGGCCTAAGCGGTGAAGAAACCGCCATTATACAAGTTGATTATTGGGCTAACACCACCGACGAAATAACAGCCATTAAAAAAGAGCTCACCACGTTTTTTAATACCTTGTCAGTTAATCAAGACAAGGTATTAAGCGTGCATAATTTGCGCGAACAGCCCAGCTTTGAACCGAAAGAAAACGTTTTTAAACAAACCCTCGAACTAACTATAATTTATAAGGAATAAAGACATGATAGGCGATAAAACTAAATTACTACGCGGTGACGGTGCCGATCCTGAAGTATTCACCGAAGTAGCCAGTATTGTTGATTTTGGCGATTTAACTATCAGCCGCGCTATGAACTCAAGCCCGCCAACGTTTGACAGTCCTGACGGTTACGAAACGGTAACGCCAGGTGCTAAAAAAGTAGAGCCGCTAGAGATAAAAGTTAAGTATAAAAAAGATGAAGATGTTGCCGCGCAAGTCAAAGCTGATTTTGAAAGTGACAAGCCAACAAATTATCAAATTCATTGGCCTGACACCCCGCCAACCAAAAAACAAATGTCAGCGTTTGTTAACCAAATTGTTATGGCTACCCCTCAAAATGAAGACGTAACCGAAACCTTTACTTTCACGCCTACGGGCAAAGTTATAGACGTTGTATAAGGATAATTATGGCAGATAAACAATTAAATACTGCGCAAGCCTTACTTGCGCATATTGGCCTTAAAACTAAGGATTTTCCGATTTTTGGCGCAATGATTTTAGTAAAGCAATGGACAGCAAGCGAGCGCCTTAAATACATGGGCTTTATTAGTAATACTGAGGTTGATCTCGATGATGAAATTTCGATAGTACGACCGCAAGCCAATATTTTTGCCTTGTCGTTAGTCAATAAAAATGGCGAGCCGTTATTTAAGGCTAAATGGCAAGATAACCAACCCGTTTTTGATGATCCTAAAGCAATTGAAACCTTTTTACAAAATCGCACCGCCGAAACCTCAGCGGCGTTTATTGCCATAGCAAAGTTTAACGGCATTTACTTTGGTGATCCCGAAGACGAGAAAGACAAAGAGGATACAGCAGTAAAAAACTAAAAGCGCAGCCCGAGCGATTGTTTGCAATGCACCTCGCTTTGGCTGCGGGAAACTTAAACGTTAATGAAGTGCTCGATAATATGTCGAGTGAACAATTCAGTGAGTGGCAAGCGTTTGCCCGCATTTACCCCTTTGGCCCAAGTGCTGAAACAGAACGTTTTGCCATTCAACAAGCAAACACACTCAACGCCCCGCATTTTTCCACTAAAAAAGTGCGTTTAGCCACTGAGTTTATACCCACCTTTAAACCGAAAAAGAAAACCGTAAAACAACAAATAGCCATGTTTAATCGCTTGGGCTAAATCTTGCCACCTCTACTTTATAAGTGAAAAACCATGTCGGTATTATCAACACTCGTTATTGATTTAAAAGGTAACAGCGCGCACTTTCAAAAAGAGTTAAAAAAAGCTAACGCTAAATCTAAATCTTTTGCTAAAAAAGTGCGGGCCAATTCTCAAGCGGTGGTTAAATCACTGGGCGCAATTGGCACAGTGGGAGCCGTAGCTTTGGGGGCTATTTATCAACAAAGCGCGGCTAATATTGACGCACTGGCCAAACAAGCTGACAAACTGGGCGTAACTACTCAAGCGTTAGCAGGGTTACAACATGCGGCAGACTTAACCGGCGTTTCAAGTAAAGCACTTAACAAAGGCTTGCTTGATATGACGGTCAAAGTGCAAGACGCGGCCAAAGGTACGGGCGAGGCCAAAGACGCATTAAAAGAGCTTGGTTTAAATGCGCAAGTACTCGCTAAAATGTCACCCGATCAGCAATTTAAAAAAATAGCCGAAGCGATGAAAAGCGTTGAACACCACGGCAACAAAGTGGCCATTGCTTATGATTTATTTGGCGCTAAAGGTACTGATTTAATCAATACCTTGGCCTTGGGTGAAGCGGGTTTGAATCAAACAGCCAAAGAGGCTGAATTATTAGGGCTTTCGCTTAATCGTGTTGATGCGGCAAAGGTTGAAGCGGCCACCGATGCTATGACCAAAAGCGCGGGAGTAGTTAAGGGCTTAGGTAATGCCATTACTGTTACCTTAGCGCCTTATGTTAAAGCGGTTTCAGACGAGTTTTACAATGCCGCCCTTGAAGCGGGTGGCTTTGGTGAATTCACCACCACAGCAATGAAAGCGGTGGTACAAGCTGTGGGTTATACCGCTAATGTTATTCATGGCCTAAAAGCCGTGTGGCAAGTAGTAAAGCTTGCCTCGGCTGCTGCTATCACGGGTATTTTAGAGGGCTTAACGTGGTTAGATTCTGGCTTAACCAGCTTTTTAAACTCATTGCCAGGTGTTGAAGCAAAAGCCAGTAGTTTTTTATCGGGCATGGCCGGTGCTATGCGCGCAGAAATGAACAACATACAGGATGATTTAACCGCCTTTGCCATGAAGCCTTTACCCCATGACGGCATTGTAAAATGGGCAGAAGAAGCTAAGCGAAAATCAATAGAAGCGGCTGAAATAGTGGCCGCTGCTGCCGCACAAAGTGGTGGTTACTCGGAAGAACAAGCGGGCATAGGCCAAGCAAGTGAAGACGGAACCAGCACCGATGAAGAAAAAGACACCCAAAACAAAAAGCTTACCGCCAAGCAAGGTGACGAACAGAAAAAAGTAAAAAGTCATGAAGAAAAAATCCTCGACATAAAAACCAAAAACAGCAAAAAGTTTGCCGCTATTCAAGACGCTATTCGCATTAAAAATCTTATTAGAGAAAAAGCCTCACAACTTAAAATCGCCATTGGTGAGGGTTATGTTGCTATTCAAAAAGCATGGGCTAGTGCGCCGTTCCCTTACAACTTGCCAGCCGTAGCAATGGCAACAGGCTCAACGGCCATGAATGTCGCGGGCATTGCGGGCCTTGAAAATGGCGGTAATGTGGGTAATCGCTCAATTGTTGAAGTGGGTGAAAAAAACAAACCTGAATTATTAGAATTTGGCGGTAAAAACTTTTTACTCGGTGGTAATGGTGGTGCCGTATTTAATCAATCACAAATGCAATCTGTTAGTGGTAGCGGCGGTGGCGGTAGTGGTGGAAACATTAACATTGAATTAAACAACGTGTTTGAGGGTGATGTTTCAGAAGACAAAATGAGCGACTTTATCGCCCAAAATTACGAGGCAGTGTATAACGCCGTAGCCAATGCTAAATCAGATCGCGGGGAAGAGTTTTAATGTTATTTCCAAAAAATATTGGTTTTTTACAAGTCGAACCGCTGAGTAATTCCCCTGCCTATATTAGCGAGTCAAAGTCATTGAAAACAGTGACCACAAGCACAGGCGCACAGCGTTGGGAATGGACATTAACAACAGACATTTTAAACGAGGTTAATTTTCGTCGCGGCTGGGCATTTTTAAACAGCTTAGCGGGTAAAACACACACCTTTGACATTCAATTGCCGCTTTTCAGTGAGCCGCTAGGCGTGGTCAGTGGCTTGGTGCAATCAATGGCGAGTCATGGCATTGGTGAAAATGTTGTTAATTTTACTAATTATATTGCGGAAATTGGCGATTTTGTGCGTTTTGTTGGGCATAGCAAAACCTATCAAATTATTGATACGGCGGGCAGTTCAGCCACGCTATTTCCACCACTGATAAAACCTGTTAGCAGTAGTGAAGTTGTACAAGTCAGTGACTTGTTATTTACCGCCAGGTTAAACAGTTCAATTTCAAAACTAAAAGTGCCCAGCACCAAAAAGGCCAAGTTAAAATTTAAAATTATCGAGGCTTTTTAATATGCGAACGCTGCACCCCGACACCTTAGCGGCTCTTAAAACTGACCATTTACGCGCTATTTTAATTAAGCTCGATTTCACCCCAACGCCTATTTATTTAAGTAATACCGCCTTTGATGTGGTGCATAACGGCAACACCTATTTAGGCAATGGCCAACTGCTTAAAATCGGCAAAATACACCAAGACATTGATATTAGAGTATCAACCGTTGAGCTAACCCTCGACGCGGTTGACTCGTCATTAGTGTCGTTGTTGCTTGGCTTGCCGCAACACGGGCGAAACGTTGAATTATCACTAGCTATTTTAAACAATAACTATTCGATTATTGGTGATGTTATGCCTATGTATTCCATGATCATCGACGGTGCGCCCAGCATTATTGACGACCCCAGCAAAGGCAAAGCTATCATAAAACAAAAAATATCTAGTGAGTTTGCCAACTGGAAACAAAAAGGCGGCATAAGAACAACACCGGCTAGCTTGCAACGCTTTTCACCAAACGACACGGGCTTTGATTTTGCTGCTGAAAGTGGCCGCGAATATAAATGGGGGGCAAAGTAATGGGTTGGTTATCAAAAAAATGGAAACAAATAAAAGGCTGGTTTACTCCAAGCGAGCCAAAACCACAGGGCGTAAATGTTGAAAAAAGCGGCACTAATCAAGGCGTGCCCATTATTTATGGTTACATGAGTAAAGCCCCGTGTATTAAAGTATTTAAAGTCACTACCGATAAAGCCGGAGGCGCAAGTAACGAATACTTGCATTACATTTGTGTGTTTTGCGTGGGCGAAATTGAAGCAATAGGCAAACTGTATTTTAACGACATTCCTGAAAACCAAATAGACAACAAACGTTATTTTGTACAGCGCTTTAACGGCAGTGAAAGCCAAGCGTATTGCAGCGAGTTATCAGCTGAATTTAATCAATGGAAAGCCACCGCAACGTTAAAAAATGTCGCTTATGCTTATGTGCGTTTAAAGCAAAACAGCGAGGTGGATTGGTGGAACGGCGAGCCAAGAATATCGGCTAACATTCAAGGCTTAAAAGTCTTTGATCCGCGTAATGGACAAACCCAATATAGCGACAATATCGCCTTATGTGCCCTTGATTATTTAACTAACGACAATTACGGCAAAGGACTCACCGCCAACAAAATAAACAGTCAAAGCTTTGCCAATGCTGCTGACTTTATTGAAACCAGCAAAACATACACCCGTACTGTGTATAAAAACTGGTTTGACCCTGAATTAAAGGTATGGGAGAAAATAGTTACCGGCACAGTAGACGAAACCATTATTGAAAATTTAATGACCTGTAATGTCAGCTTGTCTCCTGAAAATACGCTCAAAAAAAATGTTGAAATATTACTCGGCGGTATGCGGGCAATATTGCCAGAAACCAATGGAAAATACAGGCTAGGCATTGAAAAAGATGATGCACCCGTTTTTCCTTTTACTGAACATAACTTAATCGGGCCAATACAGTGCCAAGGCGGTAGCCAAAGTGATCGCTATAATCAGGTTATCATTAAATATCGCAATCAATTAACCGGCGAAGACGACGAGGCGGTTTTTCCTGATGATGATGCCTTGCACCAAACATGGAAAACCGAAGACAGCGGCAAACTATTATTAGGCGAGTTTGATTTTGATACTATCAACAATAAAGCCGAAGCGCTGCAAATGGGCCATGTTATTGCGTATCGTAGCCGCCAACTGATCGGCGCATTGTTTACCGGTTTACCTGAAACTATCGTTGTTGAAGCGGGTGACGTTGTCACCTTAGACAGCCAAATATTAGGCTGGAACGCTAAACCGTTTCGTGTTGAAAGTGTTGATATTGACCTAGAGTCAGGGCGCGTGAGCTTTCAAGGCGTAGAGCATCAAAATTCAATTTACCCGTGGGCCATTGGTGATGTAACCGAAGAGTATGCCGACACAAGTTTTGCACTGCCACAAAGCATACAAACACCAACAGGGTTAACATTGCTAAGTACCCCGAGTGATAGTGAATACAAGGGCGTGTTGTCGTGGGACGATCCGAACAATACCGCGGTAACTTCTCACAACATTACTATTTATTCAGTGGGTGACAATGCGGTTGTTCACGCAGAAAACAGCGCCTTTAATGCGGTTTTTATTCCGCTTTTAACGGTGGGTGATTATCGGGTTGAAGTGGTGGCAAAAAACAGCCTGTTTTTGTCTGACGCTGCTACCTTGTTATTTACGGCACAAATACCCAACGCGCCAATATCACTTGGTCTGGTTGCCTCTACTTTTGAAGTAGGCGCAGCACCCACAGTAGGTATTGATAATCACTATGTTAATTTTGAGCTAATGTTCGGTACGGTTAACAACCGGCTAAATGCGCAAAAGGTTGGTCGTGGTAGAACGTTTACCATTATTGATCGCACCCCTGAAACCACTTATTATTTTTGGGCTAAAACCGTGACACCTTTTGGTGATTCGCCGTGGGTAGCGGGCAATATAACCACGGGTGATGGCACCGCCATTGTTGAACTCATTGAAACCTTATCTAATGAGGCCGTGGTTGAGTTAGAGCAAGATGTTGTATTGCTCAATTCTGATATGAAGAAAATATTAGAATCTCTAATTTGGAACACTACCCAACACCAAGAAAAAACCACTGAAACGGCTTTTATCTCTGCTGATGTAAAACAAACCGCCACCGCACTAGCAACCGAAGCACAAGCAAGAGCAACCCAAGGCACAGCAATTGAAGCCATTATTAACACCGAAAAAGGCCGTACTAGTGCGCTTATCTCGCGTGTTGATCAAGCCACTTCTGATATTAACGGCAATGCCCAAGCGATTAGCTTTGTAGATGGTAAGGCTAGCAGCGCGTCAAGTACTGCCAGTTCAGCTTATTCATTGGCGCAACAAGCAAAATCTAGCGCTGACGGCTCAGCCAGTTCTATTACCGTAATTAGCAACAAAGTTAATGATAGCAGTACAGGACTAACCGCTACCAACTCACTGGCACAATCGGCAAAAATAACCGCTGAGGGTAATGTTAGTGCGGTAACACAATTACAAGCCAGCATTGATGACATTGTAGGATCGGGCACTGCCACCACTGCTGAATTGCAATTGGCCGTAGTGGGCAATAAAAACCAGATAGAAAGCGTGCAAGCACAAGCCTTTTTGTTTGCTGATGTAAACGGCCGAATATCAGGAGTAAAAGCAACCAGTACAGCCGCCCAAAGTAATCTTGATTTTATCGGTGGAAATGTACGTTTTTTAAAACAAGACGGTTCAGTGGCTATTTATTTTAATACGGTTACGGGTGAATACGAATTTAACGGTGACGGTAATTTTAACGGCACAGTACGAGCCGATAAAATTATAGGCGAACAAGCCTCGGGTGCTGCTGTTTCGTTGTCATATATTGAGCTAAGCCAATCATATAAAACATTGGTTGGCTTTACCGTGTCTAGCTCGGGGTTTGACCGAGTGATTAATATTCCTAGCCCCTTTTTTATCTCTAACAATAGCAGTGATCCTGATTCAAAAATTGCTGTTCAGTTTTTAGCTAACGGCTCGAATATATACCTTGATTCGGCCGTCAGCGGCACCACTGAAAGCGGCTATTTTACCGCCCCGCCCCGTTTCTATAATTTGTTAGCTAATCGGTCGGTAACAATAACTATACATGCGAAGTTGATCGGCGGTAGCGGCAGTACAGCAATGTTTTCTCAAAACTACGCACCGACCGTTTTTAAAGCCAGTGACGAAATAACGTTTAACTAATTCAATCAACATTAAATAAGGGATGAAATGACCCAACAAATAGATATTGCTGATTTAACGATCACCAAGGGCCAAGCCACCGTTACCGTTAACAGTAACGAAAGCCTGAAAGGTTATAAAGACGGCGACATTATTTTTACCACAGGCAACAAGCCTATTTTCGTAAAAATAATTACCGGGAAAATTATTACCTTGCGTAGTAATGCCAGTTTTACGGCTAATAACGTAACTGCCGTTTTGATGGCTAATAACGTATCTTTACGCGAAGCGCTCACCACAATACAAGAAAATAACAAAGCGTGGTCTGTGCACTTCTCGCCGTTTTTACATTGGATTTCAACCAATGAGCAAACCGCCGATTTAATTGATTCTAGCGGTAATGTTATCAATGTTTATTCTGCTCAAGGTATGAATGCTTTGGCGGTTAATATTGGCTCAGCGGTTAATGATGCGGCGCAATTACAACTTAATGTAAACACACTAACCAGCACAGTGAGCAGTATTCAAAGCTCGCTTGACGCGTCGAAAAATGCAGCTAGAGCCAGTGAGGATAAGAGTAAAGCCAGTGAGAACGCAGCTAAAACCAGTAAGGATCAAGCCGCCACCAGTGCCAGCGCTGCCGCTACCTCAAAGGCTGACGCGTTTAATAGTAAAAACTCAGCTAATACGGATAAATTAGCCGCCGCTAATAGTGCCAACGCTGCCAAAACAAGCGAAAACAATACCAGTGACAAGGTAACGTTAGCGAGTCAATACGCTAATCATCCCGAAGATGAATATATACCAGGCACAACAGAATATTCTTCGAAGCATTGGAAACAAAAAGCTAAGGCTTTGGCCGGTGGTACTGCCCCCAACTCATTAGAGCTTGGTAATAAAACTGCCGCACAGTGGCAACAAGAGGTTGATGATGCGGGGGCATCGTTACCATTACCGTTAGTACACTTGTTTGCGCCTAATGAGATAGTAAAAACGCTTAGCGGAAAACTTACCAGTGCACGCCTCGGTCCCGCTACATATATTGATAGATACGGGAAATTGATTTATTCGCCTAGTCCAGTGGTCACTAACGGGGTTCCTTACAGTGAAGATATAACAGATATATCTTGGGAAAAATTAGGCGTTACCGTTACAGGAAATGCAGGAACTGACCCTTTTGGCGGCATCAATGCAACGTTAATCACTCCAACAGGGGGTGATTCTCTCCACTGTATTCGAGCATTTCAATTAAATTCTGTTTCTGCATCGACGACCCATTCTATTTTTGTAAAATACGCTGGTTATAGCACTGTCGCTGTAGGTATTTATTCTGGTGGTCAGTCGAAAGAATGTAAGTTTGATTTTGATACTGGAGCTATTGACGTTGGGTCGGTTGGCGGTTCGATGTCTGATATTGTTAGCGGAGGGGCCGAATACATATCAGAGGGGTGGTATCGTATATGGTTGAAAACAAACTTGCAGAGAACACAGATTATAATAGCTCCTAATTACACAGGAACATTTACGGGAGATACTGACAAAGGTGTGCTGGTTTTCGGTGTGGCAATTGAAAACGGTGTAACAGTGCCTAGCGGCTACCTTAAAACCACAGGCGCATCAAAGTCAGGTATTAGTTACCTTGGTATTGATACTTTGCGCATTAACGAAAAAGGTGCGCTGATCGAGGGTAGTAGCACCAACCTATTCGCCGCTAACAGCATCAAGAGCTATACATTTTGGAATAAAGATGAAAACAACACGCTATTTTTTGATGATAGCGTACAAAATATTGACGGCACAATGGGGGCAATACGGGTAACTAACAACGATGTTAATACACGTCGAATTCACAATTCAAGAGCCAGCCCCTTAGCTTACGTTGCTAACACTAAAGTTACCGCGTCATGTGTCGTTAGAAGCGGTAACGGTGGTGGTTTAAGAGTTCGCTTTTATGGCGATGGTGGATTATTTAAAGGTGATAAACTTTATAATATCGGTACGAAAACACCCTCTGTATCATCGCCTAACGTCACTCTACTCAAGGTCGAGCCATTAGCTCATGGCTGGGACAGAGTGTCATTTTCCTTTGAGTCCGGCGTAAACATTACAGATTTAGTGGCAGAGTTTTACACGTGGGACATTGGCAATATTACTGGTCAGACTATGTATATAGACTACATGCAGTTTGAAAATATTCCGTTTGCGTCAAGCATTATCATTAGTGGCGCATCCCCCGAAACAAGATCGGCTGACGATGTCAGTATACCTTGGCAGAATAATATAACGTTCGATAATTACACTATTACAGCGGAAGTGACCTTACTTTCTAAAGATGAAGTCGTTTCAGGAACTAACGGAAGAAAGTATCTTTATAACATGAAGGGGTTTGCCATCCATGCTGCCTTTATTGATTCCGTAGGTACAAGGTTTTTCGCGTATGGCGCGGAAGGAACCACGGGGGCAGCATCTAACAGCGCTATTCCAAATACGCCTAACTTAAAAGTAGCTGTTGTTCGTGGAGCTAGCCCACAACAATTGCAAGTATACGCAGACGGCGAGGGAAGCGGAATAGACACTAGTTTTACGGAGAACGTTGTCTTGCCTCCCTCTACTAGTCGCTTTGAAATAGGTAGGCTATCTAGCGTGAGGTATCTATGGGGTTATATCAAAAACTTTAAAATATTCGATGTAGCATTAACAGCGGCGCAGGTGAAAAAATTATGATTACAGATTATATATTTGCAGTAACAGATTTAGAGGCTTTCAGAGTCTCGTTGTTATCAATTGAGTCTGATTTGGTAAGTATTGGCGAAGATGGTGTAGCAACCATTCTCAGCCCGACCACAATGATTAAATACAAGGGGAATCAGTCAGTTGCTATTGCTAGGATTGATACTAACTCACTGTCTGAACTAAGTAGTTTTGCTAGTATGGTTTTAGTGGGTGAGGCTAAGCAATCATTCATTAAAACTAACGATGATGTTAATTGGCTCAATGAAGATTTATATCATTCGATTCATAGTATCGAACCGATAACTTATATAGATGATTATGGTTTTGAACAAAGCTATATCCCGTCTAAACTTCATTGTGTTTTTGCGTAGGAATATTAATCATGGGTATTTGGTCTAGTTTATTTGGTAAAGACAATGTTATTCAAGCGGGCATTGATGGCCTTGACAAAATAGTGCACACCGACGAAGAAAAGTCAGACGCTAAACAAGCGTTTTTAAAGTTATACGAACCGTTTAAAATTGCACAACGTTTGTTGGCTGTTATTTATGGCGTGCCTTATGCGCTCGCGTGGTTTGTTACCTTTATGGTGTCATTTTTTACGGACGTATCAAAACAAGAGGCGTTATTGCAGGGCGATATAAGCCGCATTGTTTTTGCTATTGTTAGTTTTTACTTTGGTGGTGGTGCTGCTGAGGGTGTTGTTAGAATGTTAGCTAATAGAGGTAAGAACAGTGAAAGAAAGTAAACGTCATTATTTAATGCGGGTCTTAATCGCCTTTGACCAGTTTTTTAATGTACTGGTTTTTAATGGACGGCCCGATCATACTATTTCTGGTCGTGTTGGTTATTTTGCTATTAAGGGTGAAAAATGGGCGTTGTATTGGGAAAAAATAATTAACACTTTGTTTTTCTGGCAAGCTGATCATTGTAGAAAATCAATTGAATGGGATGAAATGAAGTAAGTACAAGGTGAGTATAAGTTAAGCAAGGCTATGATTAATCATAGATCCTTGCTTTTTTTTGCTGTAGCATAACCGATCATCAATATATCGTTCAGGCTATTTAAATAATAAAATAGTGGAAATAATCACATATTGTGATACATTGTGTATCACTTGCCATCGTTGGTGGCTAAAGGTAAGTATTAAGAAGAAAATTTAAACAATCACCGAAATTCAGACATAAAAAAACCGCTTTTGGCGAGCGGTTGATTTACTAGGTTTAAAATCACAAACCCCATAACAAGGACTTGATTTTAAGCTGACGGGTTTCTTTTTGCAAGAAAAAAATAAAAAGAGCTTAAAATGAGAGTAAAAAATTCAACTCCGGCGTTTACTCGTCCGAATCATCAAAAGAATTTACCGTCTTTTTTAGTGGCATGTAACACCATGCTAACCAAGTGCCCTGCGTCGGCGTGGGACGGTTGGCAACTTATTCGCCGTGTTCATGGCAAATCATTAATGAATACTCACCGCGCGAGTGCGATCAATTCCCTTTTCATTGCTATTGCTAATCATGTTGATTTAAAGAGCAGCGTGGTTTTTTCTAATGTTTATGATCTGGCCCATGCTACGGGCTTGGCTACGGTAAGTGCGGCGGGTAATGTTTCAATAACGCGTTGTAGTCGTGCCATAATCGAAATGGAAAAAGCGGGCTTTCTTGAAACTGAATTGGTTTGGGATCGCGTCTTGGGTTGTCATATACCAAAATTTATTAATGTCACTGATTTGTTTTGGGAGATAGCACACCCCGAGGGCACAAAGGGTTATCATGCAGCGCGTGAAAGCCAAATTTCTTACCAAAGGCAAGGTTTAGCAGAGCCAGAGGAATGGTTGACCGTGAGCCAAGCCAAAGAGCGCCGCCGTAGAATGCACATTAAAACCGCTTTTAAGTTAAGACGCGCTAAACATGAAAAATCAAAGCAGCGAACAGCGGCCAAGAAGCTAACCAATGACAACATTGTTGTTTCTCGCGGTAAGATAGGCAAAGAAATACTAGACGAACTTGGCTCTTTACACGGCCTAGACCCTAAAGCGTTTCAGGTGATGATCAGCCAACGTTACGCACTGTATAACAAAATAGCAGCAGACCCCGCACCCACAAGGCACTAAGCCAACTTATTAAATAAAACCCTGCCTTGGCGGGGTTTTAGTCGTTCCCTCGAATAAATAACCATGTAATATGGGCCTTACTCACTTCTCATTATGCCGTTTTCACCCCTGTTTTTAATCATTCTGCGCTAGATAAATCACATCCTTTAGTTATACACAATATAATGCAATTGCTTTATCTAATATAACGCCCACGTATAGATATATAATGCAAAGTCACTATAACTACTTATATATAAATAAACCTTATGGCTACGCCTAAAGTGAATAAATGCACGCCCTTGGTTTTTTTGCTAAAGAAACAGCAAAAGGGCGTAATTGTCGTTTGGTTCACTGCCTGGTGATAACTGACCGCTGCGTCACCTACATTTTCAATGAGATAATACCACTTGAGTAATCGTTGATGTTGAAGCTTATTAAGAGCGTCGCTTCGCTCAGTTTGGCAAGGGATAGACAAGTTTTGTGCCTATTTGTTTAATAGGCCTGTTTATTCTATTATGCGTGCTTATTACTTCATTACGGCTCACTAACAACACACCCCATAAAAGGAATTTAACGCATGGCTAAAGATTTAGAACGAACGCTAAAGAAATGTAAAAAGTGCAAAAGAAAAACTGAGCACTTACGAAATACAGACAAAACAGGTTTATTGTCCCTGTTAATCCATATAGCGTTAATTTTTATTACGGCTGGTATTTGGCTTATTCTTATTGTTATTTACAAGATCCTTAACGCTAAGGTGGGCGGCTGGCAGTGTAGCGAGTGTGGTTAAATGGGTTTTTCCCTACAGTTTAATAGCTATTAAGCCTGTATTTTTATACGGGCTTTTTTTTGACCTAAAATAACCGTTTTGGTGATTTAGTGCTTAATATTGCTTTAATACTGAGCATATAGAATAAACAATATTCAACGGCAGTAAACGGCAGTAAAAGACAGTTGTTATTATTTGTTAAATTAACGTAAATTTAGCGTCTATTTTGGTGTTGATATTTGTAAGGCAGTGTAATGGCGATGTGTATTTGTTTAGCGTAGATTCGCCCGTATCACAAACGACCGTTATTTGACCACCACGTAAACACGGTGTTAATTAATGCTTTCGTGTTTCAAAACTATGTGTCACTATTGATGTCTCAAAACAACGGCTTTATGACACACAGACAATGAAATTTGGTTACGCAAGGGTTAGCACTAAACAACAAGAATTAGCCTTACAAGTAGACGCGCTTAAAGCGGCTGGCTGTGATGAAATAATCACCGAAGTTGAAACAGGCGCGAACAATGATCGCCCCGCACGATTGGCCATGATAGATAAGCTTAGAAAAGGCGATATTGTGACGGTGTGGCGTTTAGATAGGTTTGGCCGTTCTATGCCTGATTTAATAGAAAAGGTTGAACAGTTAAGCGCCCAAGGTGTTGAGTTTATCTCGTTACAAGAAAATATAGATACTACCTCAGCCACGGGCCGGTTAATTTTTCATATTTTTGCGGGCCTCGCAGAATTTGAACGTAATTTGATTTCAGAAAGAACAAGAGCCGGATTAGCAGCAGCACGAAAACGCGGTAAATTGGGTGGAAGAAAAAGAATTATGAATGATATTCAGGTCAAAACAGCTAGACGATTAATATCAGGGGAAAACCCCGTAAATCGTGAAGAAGTGGCCAAAATGCTTGGCGTTAGCCGGTCAACACTTTACCGAGAATTAAAAGAATAAAAACCTTACTTTTTATATTGATTTTAATCAAAATAATCACGAATCGTGTTTAAAAAATAGTAAGCGTGTCGTATTATAGAGACTGGTTTTTTATTGGGAAATGAATAATGGAAGTCACGAATTCAGGCGTTAAAGCAATAGTTAATATTGGTCCGGAAGATAATAAATTACAAAAAATCGAGCCGCAACAAGATAAAGCGACTGCGGCACTCAGCACAGACAAGATAACATTGTCTGATGATTTAATTATGACTATGGGTACTGGTGGCGGCACTACTAAGCCACCACCAACAACAGAAAACTAAAGGACATTACATGGATGTATTATCGTTCTTGATATTTATTGATGGGTACGTGGGGAGCTTAAATCATGTACTTATCAATAATCTACTTGCGTTGATCTTGGTTGTTTTGGCTTATGACAATAAAGAAGATAGTAATTTTTTGTTTGTTATTTCTATGATGTTAATACCAAAGCTAGTTGATATTTTGGTATTGAATGATTTTTTATTGTCTGACTTTGTGCCGAATTATTTATTTTTCTTATTTTATTCTGTTTATGACGCACTCGTTCTTTGGTTGATTCTATATAGAACCAAAGTGATTCGTCTTTTTTTGATTATAAAAATAAAAGTGTGCCACCTTTTAAATATAAATAGTGATGCTGAAACTTTTACCTATGTCCGTCATGTTAACGAATATAAAATAACAGTTATCTTTGCAGTAAGCATTCTTATTAACTTAATTGTAGCTGTCGAATACCCGCTAAGATGGTATATAAGTGATGAAATATTATATTTTTACTATTTGTATGCACCATTAAAATTTGGATTGAATATAGCGTTAGTTTATTGGGGTTCAAAAATGAATCCCGAAAAACAAAATACCTCAAGGAGTACACCAGGTGAATGTAAGTAACTTTATTGTTGAATTATTTGAACTGTCAGGATTGAGTGAGCATGATTTCTGTCAAAAACTCGATATTGATGCCGAACAGTTGGCTGAAATAAAAGCGGGTAAAGCTCCAAGCGGCTCAGCTTGTAAAATGTTGTTAAAGGCTGTTTCAGTCGCTTTATTTTCCAAAAAGACAAACTGTGACCTTGATGAAGTTCACGACGAATTGACAAAGGCTCGGGCTATCATTGTGACGGTTGGGGAAAGCTCGCATTTAGCCGAACATCATCAGGATTCACTATCGGCGGCTGCTGAAATGATTGATAACTCAAGGCAAAGAATATCCTCATAACATTAAATACCAGACAATAAAAAGCCGCTCTTATATAATCAATAAGAGCGGCTTTTTAATGGTTTATAACTTACCTATTTAATGTTGAACTGGTTCAAGAAAGGGTAGTAAACGGCTAGGCTTTCACGGATGAATAAAGGCAGTAATATTAATTGTGTTAGTGGCATAGCTCGTAATATGGTAAATTGTTCAATAGACATTGTTTATCCTCACAGGTTTTAATAATGTTGCCTTAGTTAGTGCTAAGGCGGTTGATGGGCTGTTAGTGCAGCCCATTAATTTATTTAAATTGATTTAATTCAATTAAATCGATTTAAACTAATCTTTCATGGTTGAGCAAGTCTGTATTGTTTTTCAGGAAGTTTTTTAAATATGTACCCAGCGGAAGTCCTCCCGCTTTTGCTGTAAAGTTTTCAAGCTCTTGTGGTGTAAGTGTTAACGTTACTCTTTCAGATGCTTTCTCTTCTGGAGCCAAAGCTTTTTTACCTGGCTTTGCTCGTTCAGTGGTTGAGGCGTGTTGTTCTGCTGCTTTCAAAATTGACGGCTTAGCCACCTTTATTACACTATTCTTTTTTTTGTCATTACTCATGATTGCTGATCTCCTGATAAATATTATTAAGTTGTTCGGCCTCGATGCCATACCTATGTTTCAATAAATTACTTGATTGGGTTAATTCAATGAGTGATTTCTCTTCATCGTCTACCAAATCAAAGCCGTTAGAAAACTTCAATGGTAAAATAGGTAAGCTAAAATCAATGTTAGCCTCTACTTGTTTTTTGATATTTATATAGTCTTCTGATGTGGTCCAGTCGTATGGCCCTATACTCAAATTACCCTCTTTCTTTTTGCCTACCACTTTGCTTTTAGTTAACTTAGTCGCTACGACAATTATATTTTTAGTGAACTGTGCAACCTCTAAAATAGTCTGAATACCACCTTGTAAACATCTTAGGTGATTGTAGATAGGGACTATAACAACGTTAGATTGCTTTATAGCTGACGTAATACTCAATGACTTGTTGGAGATAGCCCCTGATAAATCAAAGACAATATCAGTGTCTTTGCTTAGCAATGGGAACTCTTCACTTTGCCCAACGACTAGTTGCTGTTCTTCTTCGAATAAATCACTGTAAACATTAATCGATTCATTAGTACCAATACAGTAACCGTGATCTAGCGCTATATTAGTGGATAGCGGTGTTTTCCCTGCTGACCCTTTGATGTTGTATACCGTAATTTTCATGCTTCATTCCTTAACACGTTTGATTTGAATTGATTAAAACATATTAAATCGATTTAATCAAATTAAACCGATTAATTCAATTTAATTCAATTTAATTCAATTTAATTCAATTGTATCGATTTAATTGAATTATGTTGATTGGTTAAGCTATTTAGCCTGTATCAACATAATGCTTTACCCACCAATAAAAATGAATTAATATATTAATTAATAAGTAAATGATTTATTAATTAATTAATGTATTAAAGGGGTTTGAAATGGAAGTTAAAAAAACAGCAGGGCGCACAGGTATAGATAAAGCGGTTTATATCAATCAAATTCAAACATGGTTAAATGGTGATTTCCGCTTATCTGACATTACCGCAACAAAGTTACAAAAAGCTGTTGGCGGTCAATATAAAAAAGCGGTGGATTATTTAGAAGACTTTAAGCAAGGTTATGAAACTAAAGAGCTTGCCGACTTGCCACAACCACCCGAAGCATTCACCAACCTATTACATGCGGCAGGGCAAGACGCTTGGCGTGTATTGTGGGAAGAAAAAAACAAAGCTGTTGCTGATGCTATCGCCGCTTTTGATATTGAACGTACAGCGTTAAACGTTCGCGCTGATGAATATTTAAGTGTGATTGATCAGCATGAACAAGAGATTGACGAGCTAAAAGCACAACTGTCGGATAGTGATAAAAGTATCAATGAGGTTAACCAAGAAAAAACCACGCTTAATGATGCGTTAACCAATGAACGCATTGCCTTAGCGCAAACAAGCGAACGCGCTGATCAGTTAGATGCACGTTTAACAGAAGCAAACGGCCAGTTAAACGTTTTTATTGATAAAAACGCGCAACTTGAAAGAGAGAAAAACCAAAGTAAACAAGACATTGACACGATAACAGAACAAAGAAACGTGTTAACAACGAAAGCCACCAACTTTGAGGATCGCGCCGCTGAATTGCAAGCCTCACTAACTAACGAAAGCGATAATACTAAGGTGTTAACCAACAAGCTTAATGAGAACGCCGCCGCTAACACTGAGTTAACCACGGAACTAGCCACCAAAACAGCATTGTACGATCAGTTATTAACGCAATTAACCAAAGAGCAGGCCCAAGCAGAAAAAGCCAATGAACAAAGCGTAAAATCGTTAAGTGATGTAAATAAGCGATTAGATAATTTACAACACGAGTTGGTTAAAATTGCGGGAAAGGCTAAGTAACTGAATACCCCAAAGTGTTGCATTTAGGTGATGCGGTCTAGCTATAGGCCGCATTCTTTCGTTATGGTGATCGGGAATATGCTTTGATATGTGCAACAGTTCTGTGCAGTTCTGTTGCATTTGTGAAAACGGACTAAATTTAAAGCCCGTATATTAAGTATAGTTGTTTGCTATTTTAATTCTTTATCCGCTAAACTTTTTAGCCATGCCCCAAGCTTTAACCCCTGCTTTTTGGCTTCTGCCTCATAGAGTATTTTCATATCTGGTTCAACCCTAAATTCACATCTAGCGCTTGCCTTGACTTGTTTCATAGGTCGCCCAACCTTTTTTTTATCATCTTTCATGCTGCGAATATTAGTACGTACAATAAACAAATGCAATATTTAATTAATGTCCGTACTTTTATTGACTTTATAAAACAATAATGTATTATTGTACGTACATTAATTATCTGAACAGTTCTAAGGCAATCAAATGGAAACTTTAAATTTAGGAAACAACGAGTCACTAGTTAGAGGCGTATTCAATAATAACGATGGCACTTTTACAGTATTAACTTTTACTCGGTCTTGGACTTACAAAACAGAAAAAGCCGCTAACAAAAAATGGTCTGCCTTAGTATCAGCCGACTTGGTTTAGTCGATTACGTACAATAAAAATAATTACTTTATTGTACGTACTTTTATTGACATCTATAAATATAGGTGTATTATTGTACGTACATTAATTGTTTAGACACTTTCCAAGGTATACAAAATGAATTCATCAATAAACATCACAATAAAAGACTTTAGCTGCACTGATTATGACGTTAAACGTGATTCAAAATTGGTTGGGACTTTAGTCAAAAACAATAAATATTCAAGCTTACTTAAATTCGTACCGCTTGAAGATTCAGGGCTTATGCACTTGGATGGCAAAGTATTCATGGATGTTTTAACGGCTAATTTAACTATTGCAAAGGCGTAATGAAATTGAAGATATTAAATTTATATGCGGGTCTTGGTGGAAATAGAAAGTTATGGGAGGGGCACGAAGTCACAGCCGTTGAAATGGATGAAAAAATTGCCGCTGTTTATAAACGATTAAACCCTAATGATGAAGTGATTATTGCTGATGCTCACGAATACTTATTACAACATTATCAAGAGTTTGATTTTATTTGGGCCTCGCCTCCATGCCAAAGCCATTCCCGTATGATCAGGTCTGGCAGAAATAGAAAGCCCCGCTTTGCTGATATGAAATTGTATGAAGAAATTCTATTTTTAGAACATAACTTTGATGGTCAATGGGTGGTTGAAAATGTCAAACCTTACTACCAGCCATTGATTGAATATCAAAATATTGGCCGTCATGTTTTTTGGTCTAACTTCGATATTCCGCACATGGATGAACCAAAATTTAAAAACTTTATTAATGCGCAAAACCTAAAAGCGAAACAAGCCTTAATGGAGTGGTTAGATATTCACTACGAAGAAAACATTTACTACGGTAACAACCATTGCCCCACGCAGGTTTTGCGTAACTGTGTACACCCTACCGTGGGAAAACACATCATTGAAGCGGCAATTGCTGCATAAACTGAACAGAATAGCCCGTAGGGATAAACAAATGATTGTCATATTTAAAAACGAACAGGGTACTTTTTCGGTAAGACCTGCATTTATAGGCTTTATCAAAAACGATATTATTCGAAGAACTTTAACCTCGTTATTCTTCCCACTAATACTATTTTTAACCATCGTTATTAATATTATTCAAGCGGCTTTTGTTTCCATTATTTTATTTGCTAGGTCTGTTTATTATCCATTATCAAAGATAAAACCAATGTGGAAAACAGATATTTGGCATAGGCCAAGAACGAAAAACGACAATAAAAAAACATTAAACTAAACAGAATTAAGCGGAGTTAGATCGGATATGGAAAAAATAACATTAAAAATAGGTCGTCATGAGTACGATATTAGTAGTGACGATACATTTATGGATAACAGCCATTGCGTTCAATTAACTTCACAAAGTAAAGAGAACATAGATATTGGTGGTGGTCGTTGTAACCCTGTGCTTTCTCAACGTGCAGTTAAACAAATAGCAAGTTTTGAGCGAATGCAATTACAGCATGGCTACGGCTCAAATGTTCAAATATTTAGCTTGAACATCAATTAACTTAAACAGAATTAAGCGTACAGATAGGAATGTTATGAATAAATACGATGAAACTTTACCAGTATTAAATAAAGATCAAGTCTTTGTTTGCGAGGATGGCTGTGGTGACTGTGAAGCTGTTGAGTTTGATTATTGCTATAGCCGGTCTGAAAACCTAGCAACTGGCAAAGTGGTTGAACTGACACATAGAGCTTATAAATCTAGCTGCTGTGGAGCCAAAATTAATGTTTGGGATGAATCAATAGAAGATATTGTTCAACAAAAGTAGGCTTTTATATAAAGCTAAATGTGCAACACAATTACCCCTACCGGAGCAATAAACAATGAGTATCGAAGAATTTAACAAGTATCAGCATCATGCAAACATGTGGGTGATGTACCAAGGGAAAAGAAAATACGTTATTTCTGTTAGCTTTACAGAGGCGCTTTTTGGTCTTTGTGATGATAAAGAAGAAACCCCACCTGACGAATGGTCATGGGTTCGTTGTGAAAACGTAGAAGTGATTTATGAGTGATAAGCAAATGCAAGAAATTATGGTTTTACAGAAAATACGTGAAGCGGTGGGGGATAATGGCAAGTTAATGCAAGACGAACTTGTTGAATATATCGCAGATTTAAAGCGTAAAGCTGATTTGTTCGATAACCTTTAATTTTTGCAACAGAATAACCAATAGGAAACAAAAAAAGGGCTTAGGCCCTTTTTTGTTGTTCGTGTTTTATCTAATTACTATAGTGTGACGCGTCACGTTTATAGTGTGCGGTTATCCGTTGTAATTTATTGCTACCCGATCATCGTCTTTTACTTCACCTTGTTGTAATTGATTTACTTTATACAGCCAATTATGAGCAAAGTCTTTAGCCTCGATTGATGGTCTTAAACCATCTTTGGGTAATGGGCTAAGAGTGCTTTCGCCACTTTGCGGATCAAAGGTAATAAAAGCACCGCTACCGCTTTGGTGTAAGTATAATAAGTTAGTGCCTTGAAAGCTTGAGCCGTCAGGGCGTAACATATCGTTTTTTTGCGGCCAGATAACCAAATGATGATCGCCGTTATGATATAAGCCTTGTGCTTTGTTGTTGTCTAACGCGATACGTTGCATTTCTACCACTTTTTTGCACGCGGCTTTGTCTTCGTTGGCTTGGTTTAGTTCGTGCTTGGTTTTGCTTAGCTCGCCATTTAAACGGGTAATGGTTTTGGTTTTCTCGGCTGATTTTTCTTTAACGCGAATCACCTGGTCTTTTAAATTCTTCTGACTGTTTAAGGCGGTTATTTCTTGTTGTGCTGTGGTGAGTTGTTCACGAACACGGGCTAATTCATTTTTTTGCGCAATAGCGTTGGCCGATAACTTGTCGGCATCGGCTAACCCTTTATTGGCTGTTATGAGATCGGCGTCTTGTTGGGCAATTGTTATTTTAAGTTGGGAATTTTCATCAGTCAGTACATTAATTTCAAGTTTTGTTTCGGCAAGTTCAGTGGCGCAAATCTCGCTTTGTTCTTGCTCTTTATTGTAGTTATTAATAAAAGAGGTCAGTAAATCACTTGAATGTAATTCTTTTAAATCAGTCATTGTTTTATCCAAAGTAAATAAAATGTATTTATAAAGTATGTCTAAAGGGTTTCTAATTGCTGCGCTAAGGCGGCATGGCCCATTTTTATTAGTACGTCTTTTCTAATGCTTTTGTGAATAGTTGCGCCTGTGTGCATTGGGTCAAAAATAATCAATGACATAGGTTTGTTAAGTTCGTTTTTCTCTTCAAGTCCTGTTTTTGCATTAACAAATTTAATACCGCCACTGACCCATTTTTTAACCGTGGTGCCTTTGCGTGGGCCGATTTTGTAGGTGTGGTTTTTGTAATATCCGACAATGTCCCAAATTTCTGAGGCTTGGCTATGTGGCCACCATTCTGCGCGGTTTTCATGGGGCACAAATAAGGTATTTAAAACGCCTTTGTCGCGTTGTTCTATAGCCTTATGTGTCCAAGGTAAAATATTGCTATACGGCGGGTTAACCCATACAGCGGGTTTTATTTCGTCAGCGAGCAATAAAGACCAATCTTTTTTTAAGCTGTTTTGTTTGGGGGTTATAAAGCGTTTACATAAAGCCGAAACAGGCAGCGCGGCACCGTCTAAGTTGTAATTAAAGCGGTGATTAAATGCTTCAAATAACCATTTAGGCGTCTGGGTAAAGTCTCGAAACGCCTTATTGCTTTTACTTGCGTGATTGTTGATGTTAGCCATAATTCCTACCTGTTAAATGGTGTCTTTTCGTGTTTTATGATCACGTATCGTGACTCTATAGGGCAAATAAAAGGCGTACTAATGCACGCCTTTTGTTTGCCCTATAACCAGCGATTTATATTAACCACACTGCCTATTATGTCGAGGTCGTCGACACTTTCTACTTTTTGATCGGGATAGTTTTCTTTGTCTGTACAATAAACAGTAAAACCGCCTGATAGCTCGGGACGTATCCATTTTATCCACAAACCGCCATTGCCTTTTATTACGTACAGCCCTAATTTATCAACGGTGTTGATAGCGCTATTTATTAATACTTCATCGCCTTTGTCTATTTTGGGCGAACAGCTATTATCCATTGCAACATGAGTCAGGATATTATCTCGATTAATGCCGCGTTCGGCTAATCGGTCTATTTGGCTGACTTGGTTATTTGTTGAGTTTTTTAAAAAGTCCCATGCTAAGAGTTCACGGGTGGTGCCAAGTATTTTGGCCATGCTTTCGTAAAAGTGGTGGCTTGGCTCTCTTATGCCTAGTTCCCAATTATTCCATTGGCTACGGCTAAAAGGTTGCCCCTCAAGCTCTGACAATTTCTTGCTGGTTTCTACCATATTCAACCCGAGTTTTTTACGGCGTTGCATTATGTATAGACCTAATTTTCCTGTCCATTCACTTTTTTGACTCATCCGAAACACCTGTGTTTATTAAGCAGTACGTGACTATTGTTTTTAGTTTACCACACAATGCAGATATTGCTAATGTAAATACCTTGATACAATCACGGTGTGTGTTATATTTAACACATATTGTGGTATAAGGTGTTTGATAGTGACTTTACAAGAGTGGGTACAAAAAACATACGGTGATCGAGGCGCTACCAAAGCGGCTGAGTTCCTTGGTTATCCCTATAAAACGGTGATGGCTTGGATTCATTTAATACGTTTTCCGCGTCCTAAAGCGCAAGAGGTCATTAAATTAAAAAGTAATGGTCAGATTGATATGGAGGCGTGGCGAACTAATTATTTAGCGGCAGAAATTAAGCGTAAAAAATCATGATTGTTGTCGTGCTGGGCGGCAGTGAAATTTTGCGTGATGATGTGATCAGCCAATTGATGCAAAGCAAGATCTCCTTGATCAGACATTTTAATATTACCGGTTTAGTTAACTGTAAAGACGTTGGGCTTTCGCGCTTAAAAACCGAGTTTGAACGACCAAAGAAAGTGACTAACTTAGTGACTATCGTCAGTGGTATTTCTACCAATGACGAGCTAGTTTATTTACGCAGTAAAGACGCGATTATTTGTCATTGTTACGGCGAGTTAACCGATCTTTATAATCAGGTTGCTTGTGAAAAGGGTGATAAATATATTTTACCTGATCCGCTAAAGTTTACCGCACCCGAACATGTTTATTCACCCGATGAAGTGTTAAGCGAATGCTACATTAAGGGCTAAACGTGACGACTCATTTAAGCCATTCAACCAACAAACACGCCTTTGATGTAGTGCAATGTCAGCGCATTACCTCGATGTGGGCCAATGACTTAGCACGCGGCACCATTACCCGCGATAAAGTCACTCGTTTGATCAGTGAATACCCAGACGAACAACAACCAACGTTTAAACATTGGCTTAATACCTACCGTGAAGCAGTGCGTAAACGAGCGCAAGCCAACGCGGTAAAGCCTCGCCATGTTCCCCGCTGGGTGAAGCGCTAATGAAGCTTTCTAACAAGAGCCTTGATGTTTTATTGCATGATTGGGCTGATTGGGTGCACAGGGGCGGTAATTCTGGCGGCTTTCAATCTGTTCTACATAAAATGATGGTCACAGGCGGTGTTACCTCAAGCGGTGGTGGCGGTTATTCTGCTGAAATTCACACCATCGAGGCTGACATTGAATCAGCGTTATTGTCTCTTGTTCGCCAAAAACCCGAAGAACTCAATTTAATGCGCGTTAATGTGCTGCGCTATGAGTTTGGCGCTAAAACATTAGGCTGGCCAAGCGATGCAACACAATGTGATAAAGCCCACCGTATTGGTATTAGCTTGCGAACCTATAAGCGGCACATTAAATACTGCAAAGAATATCTATTTACTCACTTACAACTTAAACATAAGGGCACTCGCCATGAAACTTGATAGCAACGCTAAAAAACTACTTGATTGCAATAAACGTACTCGCGGCAATACCATGCCTGTTTATACCAAGGCTCGCAACATTGCCCGTATAGCGATTGAGAACAGACGCGATTTAAAACAATTAACCCAAAGTTTTGAATTAACCTTATCCACAGGAATTGTGTAAAACAGGTGCATAAGTTATGAATGCTATCACCGTTAAGCTGTCAGACGCTGAGCTAAAGCGACAAATTGAAACCGAGGTAAAGGAATTAAACGATCCTAGATTACCACTTAGGGTGCGTTTTCATAAATCCCGAGAAAAGGCCACTATCTTTTTAGTGGAATACGTTAAGGGCCAAGGTAAATGGCATAGGGTTGGCTATTGGCCGCAATTAACGATTAAAGCCCTAATTAACACTAAGTATTGGGCTGAGCTTCAACAAAAGTATTTGTTATCAGGTCAGGTTGAGTTTGATGCCTTTTATTTGGCGGCTGACGTACTGGTTTGGTACAGAGAACGGGCGTTAAGTCAGGTTAATTTATCTAAAGATAGAAAAGCTAATATTAAGTCGGTGATCAATAAACACTTAATCCCCATGATAGGCCATTACCAGGTAAAAGAGTTTTCCCCCGAAATCATAGAAGAGGCTTTTATCTGGCCGTTACAAAGTCGCTATAAATTATCGACAGTACAACAATATTTCAAAGTATTAAAACGTATTTTCAAACAAGCAAAATTAAGTAAAAAGCTATGTAATAACCCATTGGCCGACATTAAGTTAAGTGACTCGATCACCGGAAAAATAGAAATAAAAGCCTGTCAAATAGCAACACATGATCTAGATGCTCTATTTAAAACCATGAAGATAATACCCTTTGAACCCAGCTTTTTAGTATTAACTATGTTGTGTTTTGGTACGCGTATAGGCGAAACACGACAAATGAAAATAAGCCATTTAGAACATGATCAGCAGCAATGGCATTTACCCGCAAAAATAACCAAAACCAATGAGCCATTAGTTACCCCAATAAGCGATTGGTATTTAACTTTACTTAACGAATATAGAAAAAAGCAAACGTTGATAAATGGCTATAGCGGTGTCTATTTATTTCCTAATACTAAGGGCGATTGTATTAATGAAAACACCGCCAATGATTATGTTCAATACTTATCTAATAGAGAATGGACGGCTCACGATTTACGCAAATTAGCGCGTACTACTTGGGCAACATTACACGTTGATTATTTTGTTGGTGAGCAGTTGTTAAACCATAAAATGAAAGACTTAGACGCCGCTTATATTCACAGCACATTAGATGAATTGAAACGAAAAGCCATTAACGATTGGCATTTTTTTTTGGCGCAAAAAAAGCCGAAATAAAACCTTGATGATACCAAGATCAAGCAAGGATACGTTAAAAGGTTAAACCGTAGCACTAACAAGCCTTACACAAGCAAAGCAACCTATAAATAATCTTTACCATACAGGAACATATTATATGACTAAGCAAGCAGTAATTGACTACCTAAAGTCACTCGATGAAACAACATTAAGCAGTGAAGAATTTGCCGAAAAGCTTCTTGATAAGTTTGATATGACCACTCGGTTGCAGTGTGATCATGAGTGGGCGGCACGTTGGGCACATCATGATTGTACCAAGTGTGGGGCTGTCAAATTTGGCAACTCTAAAAATGACCGTAGTGACTACGGTGTTGCGGCTGGTAAGACATTTAAGAACATGGCCACCGCAAAGTTTTATCAACAAAACGGTCGCTTACCAGAATAGGGGGTATAGCTATGGCTAAAGCACGAACGGATGCCCAAAGGCAAAAGAAGAGTCGAGACAAAAAAAAGGATTTAGGCGAGCGAGAAATTAGGCTTAAAGTATCATCGGCAGAATATGCCATGATTGAAAAACTATGTAAGTTGCGAGCCGGTTGCCGCGAACCTTACACACCAGGTGATTACTTGGTGACATTATTTAGAAAGGTGTTACCGCTCGATGATGAAAAATATCATACTCAAGCCAAAGCCCTTGGCATGTGTGATTATTGTAATGAGGTAATGCCCGCTGGTTGTGGGGGTGCTTTTAAAGGCCAAAAGGAATGTTATCACACCAAGCAATACAGAGAGTTAGAGTTGTGACGCGTCACAAAGCAAGCCGTTTATCAGGGTGATAAAAAACAAATAAACACATTTCGTGGTTAAATGTCACGAAATGTGTTTACAGGCGTGGCCTAAAAATATACCATCTTCTATAACGTGTACTTCTTGCGTTGATTTGACTACAACAATTGCTCCCTTATAGCCGCTTCTTTCATGAGTCGCGGTTTTTTTTCGTCTGGAATTTACTATGACCTTTCATTACGGCGTTACCTCGGTTTCAAGTCTTAAAGTTATTTGTAAGCGCGTGGTTGCTGTGCTTGGTGGTGGTGACGATGCCGTTAATTTATTAATTGAAACCTGTTGCGCTGAAACGTTGGCGGGTCTTTATCCTGATAATACACCTGAGCGTTTAGGGGTTGGCGTGACGCAAATAGACCAAATCGCCTTAGATGATATTCACCAAGAGGGTGAACAACGTCATTTTGATTTGATCGCGCAAGAGTTTGGTTATGACATTAAAAAAACCCGCCTCTCCTATTTAGCGTTTAACCCTGAGTTAGCCGTTATTATTGCCCGTTTAGTTTATAAGCGTAAACCGCAAGCCATACCCGAAACATTATGTGGTCGCGCTGACTACTGGAAAGAGTTTTATAACACGGCGGCGGGCAAAGGCAGTTGTTTACATTACTTTGATAACGTGGCCGAAGTATTAGGCGAGGAATGGCGCTAATGAATAACAACAACTCGCCAGAGCAATGGCACATGAAAAAAGAAATCAACCTTGCTCATGTGATCGTCACTGTGTCGATGGTCATTACCATGATGTGGTTTTTTGCTGATCTCGATAAACGCATTGACGGCAACACCAAAGACATTACTCATATTCAAGAGCAGCGCACCGAAGATGTACAGCGCACAGTAAAACAGCTCGATAAAATAAACACCAAATTAGATAAGTTACTGATTCGCTAGTCAAGGTTAATAAACATGATTCATTCCAGCATTTGCGGCCCTATTCATGGTCCTGTCCATAGTTCTATCTTAGGGCATTTTCCGTTGTTTTCACAAAAATTTCCAAACAGCTTTATTCAAGGGTGGAATGAACCCATCAACATGAACGGCATCATTTATTTAAACCAAATTTTAGGATAGCAATAACATGACAATTCCACATTTAATAAAAGGCGTTTCAAACGTTGATGATTTATTTGATCGTGTAAACGCTCTTATTACCGCACAAACTGGGGTTGAACTGCCTGTTGTAGCAGCTCCTTTTGATATATGGATGGTGGCGGGTCAATCACTTTCAATCGGCACATTAAACCCTGCATTTAACGTGAAGCCACCGCAGCCGCAAATACCCAGTAACTTTAAAATGTTTAATCAAGTTGGCTCAACTGGCGTACAAGATAGAGCACTAATCCCAAGTGACATTAATGAGTTAGTAGCGTATCAAGAGCAAGGCGAATCGGGCATGGCTAGCTATTACACGCTAGGGACTACATTTTTAGCTGGAACTACAACCAAGGAAACCGCATGGATTCCTGCGGGTAAAGGCGGTGGGTCTATAGAAAATATCGGTAAAGACGGTTCATATGCGTGCTATGCGAACCAGCAAGCTATGCTAGCAAGGCTAAAGGTATTGCAAAGCAGTGCAACCGTTAAAGGGATTATTTTCATTCATGGTGGTGCTAATTATCAGGACACCAAGCAAGAATACTACGATAAAATGGTAGCGTTTTTAGCTGACCAAATAAGTGCTATACAAGCTGAATATCCCAACCAAACCCCTCCTTTGTACATATATCAACACGGTGGCGAGCGAATTACCAATCAGGTACAACAAGCTCAGTTACAAATGGCTAAAGATGGGTTGGCTGTTTGTGTTGGTGCAACATACTGGCTCAACAGACAGCACCCCAATACGTCTGAGGGGCTTAACGGGTCAACAAACTTTGAAAGAATACACCTGAACCCACTTGGTTATCAGTATTTGGGTGATATGTTCAAAAGAGCCGTCAAACTTGGTACGTCATTCAAGCCATTGCATGTAGAAAGTTATGAATGGGTAACAACAAAGCAATTAAAGTTACATGTACATAACCCTGAGATTGGCTCGACGCTTGTTATTGATACTACTCAGCCATTTTTACCAGCCTTTGCGGGCAGTGGCATAGAGGTCGAACGGCCTAATGGTGAGCTTTTCCCTGCAACCAACGTTACTGTCAATGAGAACACAATCACTGTTGATTTTGCTGGTGACGTGCTGATAGGTGACAGGATTCGGTTAGGTTTTACGCCAGAAGATATGAAATATGACGGTGAATTTGCACCTAACCCAGCTATAGGTTCATACCCTTCTGCAATGATAGGCACAAACATAAGGGGCAGCAAGTCATTACCAGCAAGCCTTGGTAATGATGATTACTATGATTGGCTTGCGGTTGATTCGATAGATACCGAGGCGCTGCCATCTTCACCTGTAGTTGCTCGCGGTAATAATTGTTGGAAAACTGGGGCAACACAAGGTATAGCGGGATGGGGTTCTTCTCGCACTTTCCTTGGTGGGGTTATGACTGTCGTTACTGATGGTATTTCGGAGGAATTCCCGATATCACGAAGCCTACAAAATGCAGGGACAAATAAAGAGCACAGTACATGGAATATAAAAGCCGCTCGTACTTTTGAGTTTACCGCTAATGCCGCTATTGATACTGATATAGCGTATTACCAAGTATTTATCGGAGGTGCTGGGACAAACATAGCACAATCAGACATAGTGGATGGCAAAGTAACGCTACAACTAACCGCAACAATTGATTTTGATATCCGTGTAGCATTGAAAGAACGAACTGGTGAGGATATCACAGCATTTACTGGCCACTTGAGTGATATAGAAATTAGAGAGGTGTTTAGCTAAATATTTATGAGTAAAGAGGAAACCTTAACAAGTTTCCTCTGCTTCTTTTCCGTA